AACCTGAAAAAATTTTCATGCACACGGATTTTTTGGAAATTTTTTTGAGGGGGGTGTTCCTGCCCCAAATGAGCAGGAACAGGAACGCAGGATTAAATTATTCGTCTAGGAATAATTCGCTCAACAGATTTTTTTTTGGCAGGATTTTTTAATTCTTTAATCGTATTATTAACTGCCTCAAATAACATAAATTCAATTGCATTAACATCTTTAATTGAATATTCGTACTGCCTTTGATTACTTAAATTTGCTAGACATTGAATATTTTTAATTGAATTATCTAATCTTAAATTTGCATACTTAACAAATTTTTTTCTTTTATCTGACATTTTTATTTTCCCCTTTCTAAGCAATATATTTTTTATAATCTTGGATCATTTCAATCAATGGATAATAATCCTCATTAGCAACACATAAATTAATAAAATCGTAAATGTCGGTTTCATTCCATTTTATTAACTCTTCATTTGTTGGTACAAAGTCGTAATAACTTTCAGTATCATAATTATAATTTCTATCTAAAGAATTAAAAAAATTATCATTAGATTTATTGTAAGTTAATTTTGGTGTATCAAATGAAAACTTTTTTACATTCCAATAATCATTTGAAAACCAATTAGCACCTTTGTAATTGCCTAAGTTCTCATTAATAATAATAAACTTTCTTGTCATACTATCTAAAAATAAAAACTTATCTTGTTCGATATGATCCTGCAATTGATCTTGAAAATCTTTTTTCAAAATTAAATTAGGATTATGTTTTAACAATGGCTTTAAATAGTGTTCATTATAATGCCAAGTATCAGAACATTTTGGATAGATTAAAGGTATGGGTAATCTTGCACCATTGTGCATTAATCCAATAGTTCTTTTTTCATTTTTAAATGAAATAAATGGATGACAATTTTTAGTATTTGTTTTGCCTTCGGTGGTAAATCTAAAATGTAATGCCATTTGATTATTTGCATTTTGTTTATGAACATTAAAAAAGTTTTTTAGTTCAGTAAAATTTTTAGGTACAAATTTATCTGAAATAAAATTTTCTTTTTTATCCAAATACATAACACCAAAACCATTTTTGTTTCTGTCGTATGCAGTTTGTAAGTCTTTATAATCCAAAGACTTAACATCATTTGCTAATATAATTAAACACATTCTATTCACTCTCTCTTTCTATTAGTTCTTGATTAGCATTTACAAAATCTTCTATTACTGTTTTGTAATTAGTATAAACATCCTGCCATTCGTCCAAAGTTTCCAAATGGTTAAAATGATTTCTTTTAGATAGAAAAAATAAAAGATTAGAAAAATCTTTAGATAAGTTTTTTAATAACCAATCAAAATAATTTATCCAAGTTATTTTTTCATATTCTACAGGATCAGTTTCTTTAATCCATAAATTAACAGTATGGACAAATTCTAAATATCTTAAAAAAGATAATTGTTTTAAATTCGATCTAAATATTCGAACTTCAACTGTATCTTTATTGTTATAATTAATAACACGATATTTATATTCCCTGCCATGCTCATCTTGCCCACGTGTAAAAATCGGATCATCAAAATTTACTTCAGGAATGAACCTACAGTAAGAAGTTCCGTCCCTTCCTGCAATATCAACAATCAAATTTTTATTTTTTGGATTGTTATAAAAACAGTTCAACGCTCTCAAGTTATTTTCTGTGTAAGCATTACGATTGAAATGAATGTGAATACCACAATCGGAACCATCATACGCTTTGCAATATTGAGCAGGTTTCAATTCAAAGAAATCAGTCCAAAATGTTTCTTTATGATATTGAAAAGAACAGTTAGTAGATGACATCTCAAAACCTTTCGTGTCGTGAAGTGATCCGTCTCTTTTACAGATAATGTTTGTCTGTTCTTGATTGAAACAATCCCTGAACATTTCAACAACTTTATTTCTTGATTGATTTTCATAAACTTGAACTTCAATTTCAATACCATAAAATTGTATAGAACTTTCTTTACCAAGATAATGAAGGGGATTTCTTGTATTGTACTCATCAAGATTTGATCTTTCATTACATTGGCAACCACGATTGGAATGATAACTATAATCGCAATCATCACAATATTCTGTGAGATCATCATAACAACCCTCACAATATTCGTTCTCACTATCATTTGCACAATTTCTGTAATCACGATGCTCTACTTCATTACAATTATCACAAGTAAAATAATTTTCTTGATAGGCTTCTTGACAAATTAAATTGTTGCCACCAAACTCAATTGGATTTTCCTCAATACAAATTTCATTGTAGTGATGACAATGAAAAATTCTTAAATCACAATGTTCGCTTGAAGTAATTAAAAATCTATTAATTATATTAAATAGACTTTTTTTATAACTAGGCGTATTTCTACGATCTAATCTTTGATTTACATATTCAAGTAATTCGCTTTCATTAAGCGTACCATTTCTATGTAATTCGATTTGTATTTGTCTAATATTCATAGTTGTTTTTTCCTTTCTGAATATTCTGTTGTTGATTATATATAAAAAATCCTATATTTATATAACTAATTTAATAAATATTCGTGAGGTAAAAAAATGATTAATAAATCAATGACTGTTAAAGAAATTGAAAAAAAAGAAATTGAAATGACAATTAAATATTGGCAGAGAAAAATAAAATATGCCAAAATGAGAATTATTGAGAATGAGAAAAAACTCAAAAAAGTTACTGGTTCAAAGTAATAAAATATTACCAGTCACAAGCCAGTCACAGCTTTTAAAAGTAATAAATTATTACTGTCTTCTCGATTTCTCCAGGCGTCCAGAAAAATTTTTTTATTTTTTTTAAACACAATTACAAGCACACGCACAGGCACACAGTCTCAAGCACAAGCAGAAATACAGTCTCAAGCACAAGCAGAGGCTCAAGCAGCGGACGTCAGCTGGCCGGGGATTCAAGCTCAAATAGTAATAATTTATGACGAATCAGAGCTGCTCTGGCAGCTTACCTGGTAATAAAATATGACCCTTTTTTTATTGACTGGATGCAGCTGCCGTGCTATATAATATCCCATAAGTGGTGGAGAGCATATAGGCTATTCCTTAAATCAGGTCGTATTGGTAATTGACTAGCCACTTATACAGAAAGGATAAAAGATGATCACAAAAAAACATCTCAAAGAACTGGCCGACATATGTTACATGGCAGAACTAGAAGAAATGCACCATGACGTGCAGAGTCGACCTCAAATCTCAAGAGAGATTAAAAGTTTTGCCAAGCGACACGCACCAAACTTTTCAGAATCTCATTGGAACGATTACATGCACAAGCTCAGCCAACGGGATCAACAGTAATAATTTATTACGGATCGGGGCCCAGCTGCCCCGGTCTGGGCTTCAAAAAAAAATAAAAATAAACTAAGGCACATGCACAAGCACTTTTTTAATTTCAGGCTCAAGCACATGCGTCCATGGTTGATGGACCACGAACAAGGGTTCAACCTCTCGGTAATCGGTCACAAGCTCACGCACAAGCGCACCTGGATAAAAGAAAATGGCCCTCTCTTCCACCCCCTTTGCCATAATAAAATTGTCTTGGCAAAGAGAATAACGCTTTAAATTCCATGATATTTGAAAAGGCGAGAGATCTAGTTTGTTTCCTTTTGTTAGCTTGAGTTCGCACCAAAAAGATATGTTTCGTTTTAATTTATCATCAACAAAAACTCCAAGTAAATCAGGAATACCGGGTGTTCCAAATGTTTCTATTCTTGTCCAAAAAATATTAGGAGTTATTGATCTAACATTCTTCCAAAAAGTCGATTCCTTTCCTCGCTTTGTAGTAGAACTTTTTTTCTTTCCTCTGCCTCTTTCTGATTGTTTCTCTCGTTTCGATAATGCGAACTTCGTCTCCTTCGACAACAACGAGTCTGACTCTAAGTTCTTTTTGTTGTGGCTTAAGTTTGTTGCCAGAACCTCCGACTGCTTTGCCATTTACAATCCTAGTTCCTCTCGATGTCTTGACATCAAAGTATCTTGCTCTTCCGTTTGCAGGATTGACAACAACAATATCAATTGGGCCTTGTTCGCAGACGTTAGTAAATACGTAGTAGCCCTCTTCAAGAAATTTGTTTATCGCTTTGTTTAGGCTTATCGTTGCCTTGTACTGTCTTGGGTTCAATTCTCATATCCTTGTGTTCGATGATAACTTCTTTGCGCATTTGTTTCAACAAGTTATCTACCTCTTCCAAGGACAGACTATCAATACCTTTTCCAGATTGTTTCTCTTTTTTCTCGTAATATCCAGCTGCCTTACCTCTACTTATCTCTGCTGCCAAAGCAGTTTTCAAGTCTGGTTTCATTTCAAAATCATTGACATCATTAGTTGTAGGATTCTCTGCACGAAGCCCTATCTCGTGAAGTCTACGCATATGTGTAGCAGGGGATATCTTGTATTTATTCCAGAGATCTTCCTGCAACGCTCTAATGTAGGCGTGAACTTTAGGAAACTCTTTTGGACTTTGTAGTTTTGAAGCAGTTATTCTTGCAGAGTTTTCTGCATATCCTGCTAAGATTGCACATTCTGTTGCAGTCTTTCTATTCTCTTGAGCTACTAGGTGCTCTGCAAAAGCTATCTGCTTTGGCGTTAATTCATCTCGCATTTCTGCAAGTTCTTTTGTTAAAACTATGGGGTCACCTGGACTTCTAAATTTCATATTAATCCTCTATAAAGAAGAAATTTTACCAAATCAAATAAAAAATATATACAAAATAGATCTGCGACCCCCCTCAGAAGAATATGTTATTCTTTCGAAGAATGACTGAAAGAATGAATAATTTGTCTACTATTGTTGATATACTTTGATAATAGCTTGTCGAAGAATGAAAGAGTGAGATTTGAAATATTTTAAAAAATATTTTTTTATTTTGAAAATATTCTTCTTTAAGGTATCTTATTCTTTGTCCATGGTCATTGGTTAGTGGTTCGTCTCCTTTCCGAACCGTACTTACTTTCCTCCTTCTTTTCATAGTAATCAGTTGACCTTGGGCATTGACATATCTATATAAATCTCTATATTATTATATATAACATACAGAAAGAGGTTCATTATGGAAGAACAACATGTAAATAGATTAGTACAAGCAACTAAAAACTCTCTAGACGAAATGTCAGTAGAGCAGCTGAAAGAGATAGAGAAACATATTATAAAAGAACTTGGGAGACGAACAATCAGAGTTCCAGAAAAAGACGATGGATATAACAGTAAAGATAGATCCTCGTAATAAAAGTGGCATGAGCTTTTCAAAAACTTTTATTGGGGATAAGAAAGATATTCTACCCTATATTCAAAGATACATTCAAGAGCATGGTCACATGGAAATAGAGGTGACATCCGAGGATGAAAACCCTGATGTAACTCATGCAGAATTATTTTTAGATTTACCAAAGGTAGAAGATCCCGGTCAACCATACAACGACAAGTATGTTTTAGACAAAAGAGATGAGGCGAGTGAAGAAGAAATAGACTCGATTGTAAAACATGAGTGAAAAGATAATACAATTTAAAAAACCTAGACAAAAAAGAAAAGTCGTCAAAGATGATTCTTTTGTGGCAAGGCTC